CGGGAGGGGTCCATCCTGCATCCCTAACAAGGGGCGTTTAAGGGTCTTTCATCATTTCTGATCAAAGGAGCGGACTATGTCCACTATCTTAAAAGCTCTCTTGCTAAGAAGCATTCCACTTGATCACCAGATGAAGCGATACTTTATTTCTAAGTATCGATTCCTCCGGAGACATAATGGAGATGAGTACGCCTTGAAGAGATTCAAGGACATTACTCACTATCTCATGTCGCTTCGTACTCCTGTACCAGTACCTTGTCCTGTTCGCAGGACAGGCTGGATGAAGAGGTTGGAAGCTAATTTCTTATCGCACCCACATTGGGTATTGAACTTCTTGAAGTTCTTTAACAATATGGCGGATAAGAAAACAACGAGATCTGTAGGTGAAGACTTTTCAGTGTTGTTGCAATCACTGAAAGACGAACCAGTCCCACGGTTCGTCAAGGTTTACCGAAATCATCTAAGGATGGATAGGCAAGCCCTTGTCTCATCTTACAACCATAATCGGTCGAATCGTAATGCACCCTACTTCCGTTATTGTTCCTTCCATTCTCTACGAGAATGGTTGGAATATTGGAATCGAGTGCACCACGAATGGACTGATCAGTGGAACTTTGGAGTTAATCATACTCCACTACTTGACTCTTCAGCAATTGGTACTTATCAGGTTTCTCCGATGAGTTATCCAAAGGCTAAAGACCCTCAAGGAGCTTACGAAGTTGACGTATTTTATCATCTTCGTTATCTTGCGTACAACACGGATCTGACTCAAAAGGAGAGAACCTACCTTCGTGGTTGGTTATCACCTGATGCGTTAAACAAAGTTGATCAGCTTAAGCTTGGAAGGCTATCTATCCTTCCTGTCCCAAAGTTGATCACCAATGGTCCGTTCGGTACCCATGCTGGACAGATCCACTTTGTCCAGAAGGGTACTAATGACTTCCGGCCTATTGCCGTTCCCAACCGTTTTCTTCAGGAAACGATGGAACCGGTACATAAGCAGTTAGTTTCTGTTGTACGGCGTAAGGAATTGAAAGATGCATCCTTCAAACAGCATAAGTTTAATAACGTGATTCAATCACGGGTTAACACGGATGACCGTTTTGTTGGATCCATTGACCTGAAGAATGCAACTGAGAGATTACCTCTATCTTGGTTCATTCCGATGGAGGAGTTACTGGGTTTGAGCGAGAGCTCATCCTGGTCACTCTTCATTCGATCTGCCCGAGAAGTTTGGAATCTTAATGGTAAACGTGTTTCATGGAAACGCGGTCAACCTTTAGGAACACTCCCATCTTTTCAGGTTCTTTCCCTTACCCACCATCTTATCTTAGAGGCCTTGAGTCTTGAGGAAGGATACGGTCATAGACCCTATCGCATCCTAGGGGATGATCTCGTTGTTTTTTCCAAACGCTTATATCGTAGATATGAGCGGGAGGCACAACACCGGAACATCCTCTTATCAAAACAGAAGACATTCTACGGAAGTATTGCCCAATTCGCCGGGCAAACTTTCATTAAGAATTGTATTCCATTTATGACACCTGACCAGGGTACCGTATATAAAACCAATCTTTTTGATTGGTCGTATGCAACCGGTATAAGGTTGAGATGGCGCAATTTACCAAGGACTCTGAAACAAGTCTTTGATAATGACAAGCGACTCTTTGAGAATGTCCAAACACTATGTGTGTTTCCTCGCGGAACATCACGTAGTAACTGGAGTCCTGTAGAAGAGCAGTTGTTAGTTGACTACTTTGCATGTAACACCGAGGTGTCAACGCCCGACCTACAGAAGGTGTATGGTTGGGTGATGCATCAAGGATGGCTCACTGTCGTGAGCAACATGGAAAGAAAACGGGACGAGTTGTTCACTCGTTACCGATCCACTAACGTACCGGGGTGGTTTGAACAAAAATTCAGACCAGCTCCGGTTGACACTGTTCTTGCTTTTGCAAGAAAGTGGTTTGCGGTATCTAACTAACCAAATCATCGATTAGTTCTATAGTAGACTCACCATCG